GGCGGAATTACCGGCCCGTGGCTTCGTTGCTGCGAATGCGGAAGCGAGCCGCCGGCGGCGGACGTTCCGGATTGACGGCCTCATGGCGTTCACGAGCTGGCCCGCGCTGGCGCGCCAGTGGCGGGAAGCGAAGATTGCCTGGGCGACCAGGCAGGACGAAGGCGCGCTGCGAACCTTCGTCAACACGAAGGCGGGCAAGAATTACCGATCGATCCTGTCGGGCGAAAAGCCCGTGCAGGCATCGGAGCTGGGCAAGCGGCGCGAGCCGGAATTTGCCGTCGGCACGATCCCGGCCGGGGTGAAGGTCGTCGTGATCGTGGTCGACGCGCAGGCGACCAGCCTGGAGTGCGCCGCGGTCGGGTTTGGGGACAAGCTCGAAAGCTGGCTGATCGATCGCTGGGCGATGGAAGTCTATGCCGACGGCACGCCGATCCGGCCGTTCGGCGATACCGCCGACCGGATCGCGGAGGCGCTGTTGCCGCTTTGGCGGAAGACATGGCCTTTGGCGGACGGATCGGGGCAGAGCCCGCCGCCCTTGTCGGTCGCGATCGACACCGGTGGCGGTGGCGGCAAGCGGGAGGATAGCTGGACGGCCACCGCACAGGCGGTCTGGCACCGGGCGACGGGATCGATTGCCACGGGCGGTTCGGGGATCGAGCGCAACCGGATCACGCTGCTCAAGGGCGGCAACAATCCGCGCTCGCCGAAGCTGATGCCGCCGGCGGAATTCGCGGATCGAAAGGTACGCGGCGGACCGCGGCGGAATTCGCCGAACCTGTGGATGCCCAACGTCCACAGGATCAAGAACATCATCGACGCGCGCCTGCGGGTCGAGAAGCCAGGGCCAGGCTATATCCACCTGCCCGGCGCCGATCGGCCGGGAAGCCGAAAGCGGCTGGTAAGTGAGGGGCCGGCAGGAATCGCCGACCATTACCTTGACGAAATCACGGCCGAGGAAATGAAGGACGGCCGCTGGACAAAGATCCGGCCGCGCAACGAAACGTGGGATCACCTAGTCTACGCCTATGCGTCGATCCTGAAGCCGCCTTACGCGCAGAGCCGCACGCACATGAAGTGGGTGCCGCTGGCGTATCGGGTGCCGGAGCAGGAAGCGGCGGCGGCAGAGTTGCCCTCAAAGCAGGGCCAGTCGGCAACGACCAACCCAGGAGGCGATGATGTAGATCGCGGCGCTGCGCGCGCACCCGCCACGCCGCGGGCAGAAAACGAAGCGCCGGCCGCAGGGAAGCGGCCGGCGACAGCACGCAAACCGGCCCAAAAGACTTGGGTGCCGAACAAGCGTGGCGGGTGGCTGCCCCCACGAAGGTAACAAACGAGGAAATCGCATGGCTTGGACGCAAGAGGATCTCGATGCGCTGAGCGCGGCGATCGTGTCGGGCGTCAAGAAGGTGACCTACGCCGACGGGCGCAGCACCGAATATCAGTCAGTCGCCGAAATGCGGGGCGTTCGCAACGACATGAAGGCCGAACTCGCCGCGGCGGCGAGCCAGGTCGGCCAACGGACGCGCTTCAGCGTTGCCCGGATGCGCCGCCAGTGAATTTCTTCGATCGCGGCATCGCCGCCATCGCGCCGAGGCTCGCCGTAAAGCGGGCTGTCGCGCGTACGCAGCTGGCGGCGATCGAACGAGTGACGGCACGGGAAAACCGGCAGCGTCGCGGCGACAATTGGGGGATCAACGATCCGCGTAGCCGAGTGAATGTCGGCCCTGGCGCGCGAAAGGCGATGCTGTCGCATGATCGGGCGCGCATCCGCGACACGTTCCGTGTCAATCCGTTCGCGCGCAAGATCAAGAGCACCCTGCTCAACAGTCTGGTTGGCTACGGGATCGTTGGCACTCCCAGCGGCAGCAGGAAGGTCGCCGAGGAATGGGCGGCCTGGCTGCCTTTCGCCGACTATGACGGCATCCACGATCTCTACGGCCTGCAGGAATTGTCGGTCTGGACGATGTTCCAGGACGGCGAGTGCTTCGTCATCAAGCGGATCGTTGCGCCTTCGGCAGTCAACCCGCTCCGGTTGCAGATCCTGCGCGTCGAGCAGCTGGACACAACGAAAGCCGAAGCGAATATCCGCGATGGCGTCGAATATGGAGCGGACGGGCGTCCGGTAGCGTACCATTTCCGCCGATCGCTCGACGACGGTCTGATCCCAACCGGAGGAATGATCTCGGAGCGCATTCTTGCGCGCGATGTGATCCACCTGTTTCGCCGTGAAGAACCCGGCCAGTGGCGCGGTCGCAGCGCATTCGAGGCGATACTCGACCCGCTCGACGATGCTGACGACTATCTTGAGGCCGAAGGCGTCCGGAAGAAGATCGAGGCCTGCTTCGTCGGCATGGTACGGCGATCGGTCGATGCCGATCCGGCCGGACTGGTCGGCGAAGCGGATGCTGAAGCGGCGCCCGAGGGCGCACCACGGGTGGAGAGCTTCTATCCGGGCATGATCCATTACCTCGACCAGGGTGAGGAAATCACCTTCGGCGAGCCGAAGGCGTCCGAAGGCCTGGGCGAATTTATGCGGTGGGGCTCGCTTCGCGCCGCGGCCGGTGCCGACGTGACCTATGAAGGCATGACGGGCGACCTGTCGAACGTCAATTTTACCAGCCATCGCGCCGGGCAGAACGAATTCAAACGCTTCGTCGGGCGCACGCAATGGCTGTGCGTGATCCCGTTGCTGTGCGGCGGAATCGCGGATGCCTGGTGCGACGCTGGGTTTGCCACAGGCCGCATCGCCAAGCGCGTGATCAGGTTCACCTGGACGCCGCCGCGCTTCGAAAGTGTGAACCCGCTTCAGGATGCCAAGGCGGACATCGCCGAAATTTCTGCCGGGCTGAGCAATCTGCGCGAGAAGCTTGGCGAGCGCGGACAGGACCACGACCAGTTCGTGGAGACGACAATCAACGATTGGAAGGCCCGCCAAGCTGAAGGTGTGACCTTCGTCGGCGATCCCGGCGTGAAATCGAAGGAGCCAGATAATGGTGGAAATGCCAGCAGTGCTGGAGCGTGACGCGAGCGCGCCGCTGATGCGGCGCGACGCCGAGATCCGGCCGAACTCGTACGACGAAAGCGACAATTCCGTCGAACTCGTCTGGACAACCGGCGCGCAGGGTCTGCGCTTCGACTGGTATGATGGCGAATATTACATCGAGGAGCTGTCGCTGGAGCCGGGTGCGGTTCGCCTTGACCGTTTGAACGCGGGCGCGACTTTGCTCGATAGCCATCAGACCTATTCGCTTCGGTCGGTCCTCGGCTCGGTCAAGCCCGGCACCGCCCAGGTCGGCAATGGCGAAGGCTCGGCTCGCGTCCGATTGGCGCGAACGCCGGATGTCGCCGACACGGTTCAGAAGATCATCGACGGGCACATTCGTTTCGTGAGCGTCGGCTATCGCGTCTACGCATGGCTGCGGACGGAGACCGAAGGCCAACGTCCTCACATGCTGGCCACCGATTGGGAGCCCAACGAGCTTTCCATGGTGACCGTACCGTTCGACGCCGGCGCGCAAGTGCGCGGCCGGTCGGCCGAAGCGCAGGGGGAAACCTTTCCCTGCATTATCCGCGGCGCTGCCGCGCCCACCCCTGAGGAGACCAACATGGTCGAGACCACCACGGCGGCGCCCGAAAATCCGGCGCCCGAAACCACGATTACCACGCCGGAGCCCGAGACTCGCGGCGCAATCAGCTCGCGCCGCATCAGCGAGCTTTGCACTCGCAGCGGACTGTCCGCCGAAACGGCTTTGACGCTGATCAACCGTCATGACGAAACGCCGTTCACCGACGCGACGTTGACCGACGCGATTACGGAGGCCTTTGCCCAGCAGCGCGCGATCCCCCCGATCAACAACGCGATCACCATCACCGCGGATGAGGCGGACAAGTACCGCCTCGCGCTGACCGGTGCGTTGAGCGTTCGGATCACGAACAGCCACGCAGCACCGAAGGACGGTGGCGAACTGTTCGGCCACATGGGCACGCTCGAAATCGCACGCGCCTATCTGGAACGCACCGGCACCCGCACCGCGCATATGAGCCCCTACGAACTGGCGGGTGCGGCCTTGGGGCTCGGCCGCCATGGGGCCATGACGACCAGCGATTTTGCCATCGCGCTCCAACAGGCGGGCAACATCGTCATTTTCGACAATTATACCGAGGCGGACGAGACGTGGCGCCCGCTCGCCAAGGAAGTCAGCGCGACCGATTTCCGCCCGACCCCGTTGGTTGGTCTGACCGGCACGCCCGAATTCATGGTCGTGGCCGAGAATGGCGAATATACCTACGCGTCGTTCGCGGACATTGGCGACAGCTTCAAGCTGTGGACCGCGGGCCGCATCATCTCCCTGTCGCGACAGCTGATCATCAACGACCAGCTGGGTTTGTTCGGCGATATGGCCAGCAACCTCGGCAATGGTGCGTCGCTGCACGAGGCTAACAGCTTCTGGGCAGTGGTGCTGGGTAACGTACAACTGAAGGACGGCATCCCGATCTTCCATGCCAGCCACGGGAATCTCGGGTCCGCCGCTGCAATCAGCACCAGCAGCCTTGGCGCGGCGCGGGCCGCGATGCGCAAGCAGAAGGACCGGGACGGCACCACGCCAATCACCGTCGTGCCCAAGTATCTCGTTGTCGGACCGGACAAGGAAACCGAGGCCGAGGCCGCATTGACCGCCGTCGCGGCCAATGCGTCGGCTGGGGTGAACCTCTTTGCCGGCAAGCTTCAGCTCATCGTGGAGCCGCGTATCACCGACAACAGCTGGTACCTGTTCGCCGATCCGGCGCGCGCGCCGATCGTGCAGGTCGCGTACCTGCGGGGCCAGCGCGGCATCTACACCGAGAGCCGGGTCGGCTTCGAGGTCG